TTCCTGTTTTAATCAGGATTGCGTCAACAATATAACCAAACCGTTCCATAGCGTCGGTCATACCACCAACGCCTCTGTAACCTTTTGCCTCTTGGAAAGCCATAACCAAACCTTGACCAACTATCTGTTTGGTGTCATTCCATTGATTATTTAAAACTTCAATTTTGCCAGCGTAAGTGTCAAGATAAGCAGCTGACGAACCGCTAAATTGTTTGTTTAATTCAGCTGTAATTCCAGCCATGTCACCTGTCGCTAAATAGGCTTTATTTAATCCAAGGTTTAATCCTGCAAGTCCTCTAGTGTTTCCCGCATAACCCTTAGAAAGTGCGTCAACAACTTGATTTAATTGGTTGCCACTACCTCTTGAAACTTCAATTGCTAGGTTTAAACTGTCCATTGCTTGTTTAGCACTTCCAGTAGCTCTAAACAACTGAGTAAATGATGGAATCAATGAGTCGTCTGCAATGCCGCTTAACTTACTAAGGTTTTTCAATCCCATTTCCGTTTCAGGAAATGCCATCAAATTGCCAGTATTTTTTAAAGTATTTTGTAAAGCGGCAGCGGCTCTTTCTGAGTCTGTGAATTCCTTGACTGAAGCTCTACCAAACGCGACAATTTTGTTAACAGATAAAGCAACACCTAGTGCAAGTCCAAGATTTCTTGTGGTCTTGGTTAACTTGTTTAACGAGGACTCGGCAAGTTTTGCGCCTTTATCTTTGTACTCCGAAACAATATCTATGCCAATTGTCATGCGGCTAATCCAAATCTGTCATTTTTAGTAGTGGTTTCAAATAAGTGTTCGGCTTTTTTAATTGCTGCAAACACAGCGTCTTGCACTTTTCCTTGGTCGTCAACATAAGACTTAAACAACAATCTACCTTTATCCATGCGGCTGTTTCCAATTTGTTTAAAGCCACCGTAAGTGCCTTGGATTCTTTGATTGAAATGCGCCCCAGCGTTAGGGTTGTTGCTTTGAGATTGTGGGTCACCGCCCCAGTTTTTGCGTCCAGCTGTTTCAATGATTGCGCCCACAGCTGATTTATTTAGCAATCGGTATAGACCAACAAATCCTGCTTTGTTTCTTTTTCCTTGAGCCACGCTGTAAGTCAAACCTTTTTTGACAATTATTGGATTGTATTTTGGAAAAGCTCTTAAATTTGGTGCCATCATTGTTTTGGCTCTAGTGCGAGAAACAACAGGTTTGCCTAAATCTTGCCAGTTCTCTAAACCTCTAATTGAAGGTTGTACTTTTGTTTTAGCGTCGTCTGTAATTGTTTTTAAAGCAACGCGAATTTCTTTGTTCATTTGCTCGTACAGGTCAGGCGCAAACTTCTTTAAGGCTTTACGAGTTTCAATTAAACCTTTTACCTGTACGGGCATTTTTTACCTGTTTCGCTTCGTCATTAAGGACAGCTAGCGTTGCTCTAAACAATGCTCTGTCCATGTTAATAAACTCTGAGTGAGGAATTCCAGTCCTTATTGCTAAAGACGCCACTAGATAATGGAAGGAATCCCTCGTTACCCATTTGGGGAGTCAGCGTCCAGAATCTCCACTTTAGCAATGGTTTCTAGAAATGCTTCCCCAAATGGTTTAACTGTTTCGCCTGAACGCCTTAAACACTCCCAAGCAAGCCAATAAATATCTGATTGGCGTTCCTCGTCGCGGAAGCGTTTATGAAATCCAGTTTTCCAATATTGTTCAGCTGCATATTCAATCGCTGGTGAAATCTCATGTGTTGATTCCTCACCTGAAGCCTTGGTGATTTTTAATGCTAACAATTTTTACTCCTTAGAAAGTACCTGAGGTTGCAACGGCAACTGTACCGCTAACAGACCATGTTACATCAATTGTTGCTAAATCAGCGACAGAACCGTTAATGTCGGTTAAGCCATTTACCAAGCAGGTAGCGGTGTATAACTTGTTGGTTGCTGAAACAGCTGTACCCTTTTCTTGCAGAAATACACAGGTTACATTTGTTCCGTAAGCAGCCTGAAGGGTTTGAAGAACATTTGAAGTAGCGGTGTCATTGAAAAAGCTGATAGTTATTGAACTATCCTCTAAACCCGCAATTCGCTTAACTCCAAGGTCGCCCATTGCGGTCACATCTAATTCCGCTAAGTTTCTATTGATTGTAACTGCACTTACATGGTCAGAAAGGTCAACGGAATTTACCTTGACTCCGACCTTATTATTCAAGAACACAGCCATGGTTATTCCTCATCTTTCTTAGTGGTTGGTTTTGGCTTTTCTGTTTTTTCTACTTGCCCGACTTTTTCAAGCCAAGCTTTATCCTCGGAAGGAACATCATAAATTTTATCCATTTTTAACTCCAACTTGTCATGATTGATACGGACATTTCGCTTGTAAGCATTTCACCCGCTACCCCTGCTAAAATTGTGGGGGCTGATATTGTGCCAACGCTTATATTCATTGTTGTAATGGCTGCTAGTTTATTAAACACACCAACCGCTAAATCCTCAATGCCAGCAAGATTTCCTTGATTGTCAAACATTGGGACAATTAAAATTAACTTAAAATTTGCTTTTGGTGCGACACTTGAGTAAGTGTTATTAGTCGGTTCAATGTACGGGTCAGACGGTTGCACAATAACTGAATTTGCAATGGGACTGGCAGGCGGAAAAGAAAAGACCTGCCATTCCCCCGCGTTTACTAACGCGTTCGCAAGGGTTGTTCTGAGAGTTGTAACGGCAACTGTCATTATCCAACCAAGCCTTTAGGTGATAAATGATTAGCTAACAAAGCTCTGACTCTTGCAAGTAAAGTGTTTCCCATACGGTAAGGACTTGGTTGGAAGTCTGGAGAAATTCCCCCTGCGTTGCTGGACTGCCTTGATTGCCAAATATCAACTGCAATCATAAGGCTCGCTTCTCTAATTTCTGGAACTGTTGCGTAATCTGTTGCATGAAACGCGCCTGTGACTACTCCATAAGGTCTTACTAAATGATTTGATTGATTTGCACCTGAAGCGACGGTGTAAGTAAATGTATAAACATCAGCTGTAACTATTGTGCGTGTTCCGTTATATACGCTTCCTGCTTCAGTTATGACAACTGATTGACCCTCAACAAAGCCATGCGGTTGTACAGTTGTAATTTTAGCCGTTAAATTAACTAATTCTGTTGCTTCAATATAAGCTTTGTTAAACCATAAATTTGTTTTAACAATGTTTTCTGCCGATTGTGTAACTTCCTCAATAACCGCGTCGGTATATAAACTGCCAATTCCAAGAACGCTGCGCAATTCTGCAACGGTGCAATATGTACTAGGCAATTGAGTTTCCTTTCTTTAAAAGTTAAGGGGCGAAGGCTTCCAACGCCCCTTAACAGGTTATTCCTATTTAAGGAAGTTTATGCAACTTTCCACAAATATGAACCAGCTGCGACCTTGGTAGCAATTGCACCATAGCCATAATAAGCAACTGAAATTTGTCCAGAAGCAATTACATTGGTTTCCAAACGATACTTGGTTGACTCATACCAAGTGTAAGACTCAGGATTGATTACAACAATTGTGTTGTCACCTATTCCTGAACCATCAGTTAACGCAGTTGAAACGCGTAGGTTTAATCCACCAATGTTACCGCGGATATTTGTAGGAGTTAGATTTCCTGAAGCGTTCTGAGGATTGATTGTTTGAGTAAACACAGCGCGGTTTGAACCGTCAACTAATCCCATCAATGCACCCCATTGTTCAGGTGATACAACCATGTTGGTTGCAAATCCAAGTGTTCCTTTGTAAATAGAAACAGCTGCGTCAGAAATAAAATCCTGAATATTTGCAGCGGACATTGTGCGGTTGCCACCATCTGTTCCACCATTGATTAAGGCTGTACCAACTGCAACATCTGTTGCCTTAGCATAAGCAAATTCCATTTGACGAACTAACTCTTGGAAAAATGCTGGAGAAGACCTGTCCAATAGCTCTACCGAGAATTGCTGTTGTCCAGCGTATTTCTTAACTGAAACCGTAGTGAACGCAACATTTTGGTCAGTATTTGATGGGGCTGCGCCTTCAGCTGTTTCAGCAACTGTTGGTGCTTGTGTTAGTTTTGGAATTTCAAAACTCATACCAGCGTCAGGCAATGCACCTGTTGAAATGCTATCAATAAATGGTCTGTCAGCATTTGAAAGCGGGTTGATTAACTCTGTTAATTGACGAGTAGGAATTAAACCTGCGTTGTCAGTTGTATCAGCGGCAGCGCGTAGGTACTCGCGTGCTGAATCATCATTTAGATATTGTGCGCGTAATGTGTTCTCTAGGAATTTTTCCTTTGTGAACTCAAGACGAGGACGAACGTAAATTGGTGCTGCAATTGTTGGGCGAGAAGCTTCAACCGCTGGGGTTTCTACTACCTCGGTCGCAACAGTTTCAGTAGTTGTGTTTTCCACAATTTCCTCTATTTCTGTTTTGGTTTCGGTTGAAACTGCCTCTGTATTTTCAGACGCAGCAACGCTAGTTACTTCGGCAGATTTAAATGCTGCCGCTTGTACCAGCGAAACTTCCATTAAGCGTGCCGCGCTTACGCGATACACTCCGTTACTGTTTTTTCCTTTGATAACTTCAACTCCGACGCTTAAACCTGAACGCAGGTTTTCACTAGCTTCAATAAGGCTGTCTGTTCCGCGAGTTGTATTTGAAACTTTAAATTCTGCATAAATGCCGCTTGAATCCTCGGTTACATTTTTCATGCGACCAATTGGCTTTTTTGGGTCATGCTCTAAAAGCAATTTAACATTCTTAGGGTCGTCAATCGCAATTGAACCTTCCTCAAAAATTACTTTTCCAACTGAGGTGTTCCCAATTTCATTGCCATACGGTGCAATCTTTCCAACAATTATTCTGCGAGATTCTGAAGCCTCTAAATCTGCACTAAAGTTAATTATTTCCATTTGGGCTTAATTCTTCCATTTCTCTAGCTTGTTCAACGGTTATTAGGTCAAGTGCTAACATCTTTTCAATTACTGCTAAACGCTCTAATGGGTTTGCTCGTAAAAATCCTGAGTCAATGTCAAACGCTACAAATTGTGTGTTAGGTGTTATGTCGTCCATGCTTAAACGATTCTCCACAGCCGAAATGTAAGGCTGTAAAGATAGCGCAACAAATTGACGCCTCTCGTCTTGAACATTTGCATAGGTCATACTATTGTTGCTGTCTGCGCTAATGTAGTAAGCAGGAATATTACAAAGTCTGGCGATTTGAGTTGCCATGTTGTTCAAACCATCTACATAAAGCATGTCTTTAGGTGAAAATGCAGTTGGTTGGTATTCAAGACTTGAAGTTAAATAAGCAGTTGCCCTATTAGCTCTAGCCGAACGCCAAGCAGCTAATAACCCAGCAACTTCTTTTTCTCCTAAGTCAGCACCATTATTTTTTAGCACGCCCGCTGGTTGTGGCGTGGCTGAAGCAACGCTAACTGCTTTTTCTAAATCAATTGCTGCTCTTAATGTTCTAGCACCTGAAATAAGAATTCCGTCAATTGGTGACTGTACGGTGATGAGTGAACCAATTCCTGACATTGGTCTTTCAACCCCGTCCACGCTGTAAAAATCCACAAAAGTGTTGTTTTTATTTAATTGAACTGTGACTCTAGTGTTATTGACAAAATCAAAACGCGCTGGACGATTGTCGTCCTGATAAACCTCGGTAACTTCTAAATAACCCACGCCATAGAAAAATAATGCGTCAACCAAAGCGGTGACAATAATGCTGTTAGGTGCTGACTTAGATAATTGATTAATCCAAGGTAAATTTGGCAATTCCTCTTTAGTTGCTTTTGAATAAGTTTCAAGATTCATCACGCCAATTGTTGTTGCAATTAAATTGCGGCAGCGCATAACGCTAGGAACAGAAATTGCTTCAGTTCTACTTACAGTTTGAAACGGTGTGAACTGAGAATAAAAATTAAAAGGGTCTGTTATTACAGGCGGTGCAAGTTGAGCCTGAATTTGTGGTTTTGGTGAAAGTCCTACTAAATCGCGGAAAAATCCCATTAGAGAATTATATCAGACAAATCAGACAAAAATCTGAGGAACTGAAATTGGTTTTGAAAATAGGTGAACCAACATTGCTGTGGAAATTGCCGAGCAGACATCTCCCGCGGATTTGCGTCTTACGATTCTCCAACCTGCGTCTGAGTTTTTAGCTGCTACATTATTCATTGACGAAATCCATTCAGGTTGTCCAGAGTGAACTAACCTTTGATTAGTCAAAGCGTCCGATAATTCGCCACAAGCTTGGTAGAAAGACTGACCGCTTACATCAACTAGTTTATGACCCTGTTGTTCTAATTTTTGCGCTATTGAAGCAGTAGCATATTTATCATAAGCAATTTGAACAGGACGATACAGCATTGCCCATTTATGGATTGCTTCCGTCATTTTTAACTCGTCAATTGCCACATCTGAACTGAAGGTTTCCATAATTCCAACTCCAATTTTTCCATCAACCATTTGAGCAGCTAACAACGCACCTGCTCGCTTGCTTGGGCTAACATCAAAAGCGAAAATTGTCATTGCACCTACTGGCAACACTAATTCCGAAACTGAACAAGCCTGAATTGAGCCAAATGTCCAAGGACTGCTTTGACTATCAATCCACATACAAAGCGTTTCAGTCATTGTGGCTTCAATTGTGTTAGTTGCAATGCTTTCCTCAATTGCTTCCTCAGTTACGGTATAACCAAGGGCGGGATTAGCCATTGCCCAATAATTACGGTTGTGTATGTCAGACCTAGCTTGTATTGGTGCTGAATACTCCCAAAAGCCAAATGTAGGACTTGGATACTCTAAAGCCTTTTCCCTAAGCGTGTTAAGACTTTCGGAAAAATAATCGCCTGCGTTGCTGGTAAACAATGTTTGAGAATTTGGTCTTGCTCTTGTTGTCGGAACGGCTGCTTTAAATGCTTCAGGTGACACATCTCGTAATTCGTCAATGTAAAGGAAGTCGCAGGTCTTACCGCGACTGCCATCAGAGGTTGCAGCAACAATCTCATATCTTGCCCCATTGAGTAAAGTAATTGATTCTTGACCGTTTGCGTATCTAATCTGTCTTACCTGTTTTTTTAAAAATTCATTATCCTCAATAGTGTTAGCGACCTGCCTAAATGTATCCAATGCCATGTTTCTGTTTGACGACATAGCCAAAATGTTCTTTTCCCCAAATAAGAACAGACCAGCCAAGATACGCATACGAGCAAGGTGCGTTTTTCCTGATTGCCTGCTAACAAGCACCAAATTACTCTTTTTGACGAACATGTTGTTTTTATCAACGGTTAACATGTCACTCAACACATAATGCTGCCAAGGTAACAAAGGCATGCCAATTTTTACAGCTAATTCAGCGATTTCATCAACTCGGGACTTACCTTTTGCAGTTGGTGTTTGTAAACGCGGTTTTGTACTTCCTAACAGCTTCTTTTTCGTCGCCCCTCGTTGCGCTGGTTTGCGCTTGGCTTTCACAGGTTTCTCTTGGCTACTCATGGCTTTTGAAAAGGTGACTCAGGCTTTGTGGCGACCGTCGCGGGGAGAGAACGGTCTGG